ATCCGTAGATGGTAGTGGGTATGTAGGTTTATCGCCAGTAACTGATTATGTGATTACTGAATCAAGTGGTGTTATTAAAGTTGAATTTCAAAATACTAATTCTACTCCTGATGTTAAAAACTACAAACAATATAGAAGATTTAAAGCATTTAATAGATTAATATCTATATTAGATAGTCCAAACAGCGATAAGGTTGTTATGAAGTTAAATTCTGCTGGTGAAAAAGTATCATTATCTGGTATGACTTTAAGTGATGTAGAAACTTCATCTACAGAACACAAATCATTTAAATTAGATACTGGGTTGGTAAGTGGTCAATTACTTGATATAATATCTGGTGATTTAACTTTCTATACAGAAGATAATGAAATGTTAATAGGTTCAGATAGTGTTGTGTCAAAATCGTCTGTTGGTAATATTCCTTCAGGTGAGGGTGTTGTTGGTAAATATTCTGACTTATATAATAAGTTTTATGATGGTGTTATTAATACTGGTGATTTCTTTTATAGTAATAAAATACCAGCTTCTATAATAACAGCTGGTGAGTCAGTAGAAGTTAATTTGATAAACGGTGAGGATGCTGTTGGTGTTACATCATCATATGCTGGTCTTGACTATATAGTATTTGATAAGGATATGGAGTTAGAAACTTTTGATAAGATTATTTTACCAACTTCTTTATTGAATAAAGGAACATTCACTATATCTCAGAACGATGTTAATCCATCACAATCATCAGGTCAGTTAGCGGTTTCTTTAGGGTATACAGCTAGTGGATATAACGCATATCAAGTAAATGAAAATACTACAAATGAGATAGTAACTGGTGTTGAATCTATTTATGATTTCAATACTAAACACTACTTAAAAATGTATTTAGAGAATGTTGGTGATGTTAAAATTCAATTTATGGATGAATTATTATCAGCTACTGAGGTTGTTGATATTACATCTAACAATTACTTTAGTGTTCAGTCTAGAAATTCAAACTTTAAACAAACTATTGAGATTGAAGTTCCTGTTGGATATACAAGAGTTTCTAATAAGATATTAGTTAAAGCTGATAGATATACTGAAGTTAAAGTAGGTGATTTCTTATCAGCATACTATGATTCATCTGAATTAGAAATTGGTGAATCTCCAAGAACATTAACTAGAATTTTAAGTAAAAGAGCTTATGTTGGTGATTCTTCATTATCTGAGATTACATGTGATTCTAAGATTAGTGTTTCTGAATTTAATGGTGATTTACAAACTTTAAGATATAGAAGTATTGATAACTACGCAAGTACATACAAAAGTATTCCACTAAAAGGATTTAGATTAAGAAATGATTCTTTACCAAATGGTAGTGAAGAAAAACAAAACGAGATACTTAACTTAGTTGCTAAAGGAACTCCATTGTTTAAAGCACTTACTAATAAAGAAGCTGTTGATTTCAGATACTTAATTGATTCATTTGGATTAGGATTAACTGAAAGAAGTAAACAACAATTAATTGATATTTGTGGTGATAGATTAGACGCATTTGGTATAATAAGTGCTCCTTCTGTTAAACAATTGAAAAATTCAACTTCACCAACTTTTGTTGATAGTGAAGGTGTTTTCCAAACAAGTTTCTTAAAAACAGGTGGTGATTTAGAAAGTAATCCAGCATTTTTATTCTCTTTAGCTGATGGTACGGGTGTTACTTCTGGTGCTTACTTTGGACCATATGTAACAGTTAATGATAATGGAAGACCATTGAGTGTTCCACCAGCTCCTTACATAGCTTCAACGTTTATGAGAAAGCACTTGTCTAGTACGGGTTCTATTACTCCTTGGACAATAGCAGCGGGTGTTAGAGATGGTAGAGTTACTAATATAGCTAACATAGAGATTCAATATACTCCAGAAGACATTGAGAACTTAAACGCAGCTAAGATTAACCCTATAGTATTTAAGAGAAATAGAGGATATGTTATTGAAACTGAAAACACAGCACAAACATTACTTTCTTCATCTTTATCTTATATACACGTTAGAGAAGCTCTTATTGAGTTAGAAAGAGAATTATCAGATATGTTATTAGATTATCAATGGAGATATAATACTCCTGATGTAAGAGCTGAGATTAAGTTAAGAGCTGATACTATTTGTGAAACGTTTGTGTCTAAGAATGGTATTTTCAATTACTTTAACAAAATGGATGATGAGAATAACACTACTGAGATTATAGAAAATCAAATCGGTGTTTTAGATACTTATGTTGAACCAATCTTTGGAATGGGTATCATCGTAAATAATATTACAATATTGAGACCTGGTTCTATTAGTTCTGGTGGATTTATACAATCTTAATTAAATTAAAAATAATTAAATTAAAACCATTAAGTTTAAACTTAATGGTTTTTTTTGTGTATAAAATTATTGAAAACTCCTTTATTGGAGAAAAATAATAATTTATATATAAATTATAAAAAAATTAATTATATTAATATGTCTGAAGAAAATAATATGTCTGAAGAAGATTATCTAAAAAAGCACATTTCTGATGTTGAGAGTGGTAATTCCTTTATGAACTCTGATATTCCTATTGTTGAGGAAAGTTCGAGTAGTGATGATTTTAATAGCAATGCTAAATTATCCGATAGTGAATATTTTGCTTATGATGTTAAAAGTTTTCCTTGTGGTGTTAGTTATCCATCTGGTACTAAAATAATGGTTAGGCCAGCAAAAACCATTGAGATTCAAAATTATTCAATGGTTGATGATAAAAACTTTTATGATATCGTTGAAAAAATGAATTTAATGTTACAATCTTGTGTTAGAGTTAAATATCCGGATAATAAAATGGGTACTTACTTAGATGTTAAGGATCAAGATAGGTTGTATATTATATTCTTAATAAGAGAACTTACTTTCCAAAATGGAAAGCAATTATCAGTTAAATCAGACTGTACCTGTGGTACTAAAAATGAAATTGAATTGACTTCAAAAAACTTTGTTTTTCATGGTGTTGATGAAAAGTTAGATTCTTGTTTTGATAAAGCTACTAAAACATATAAATTTGATTTAGTAAATGGTATGAGTTATGAATTAGCTCCACCTAATATTGGAATACAAAAAGCCTTTACTGAATATATCGTTAAAGAAAATGCTGAGGATAAAAAACCAAACGTATCTTTTTTAAAGATTATTCCTTTTTTATTACCTAATAGAAATTCAATATCATATGAGGGTATACAATCTAAGTTGGAAGAATTTCAAAAAATAGATGATGTGTCATTTCAGTTTTTAAATGATGTTGTCGGGAAAATGACCTTTGGTGTTAAAGAACTAAAGAAAAAATGTAAATCTTGTGGAATGGGGGTGACCACAAAAATGACATTTCCCAACGGAGCGTCAGGTATTTTCGTTGTTCATGATGCCTTTGACCTTTATCTTAAAAAATAAACTTCTTTTACAGAAGAATTTTAATTTACAAGAGTCAAGTATGGATATGTGGCCTTACTGGATGTTTGAAGAAAACATTAAGTTAGTAAATGAAATTATAGAAGAAGAAAATAAGCAACAAGAAAAGCAACAAGAAAAACAACAAGATAGTACTCCGAACTTTGATTCTAATCAAATGATGAGAAACATGAATAACATGACAAACAACATCCCTAAGATGTAAAAATAAAAACCCAATCAAATAAATGATTGGGTTTTTTAATATATTTAAAATAATTTTTATTTTTAGTAACCGGATACTGTAGGTGGACTAATAGTGAAGTTATTATCAATATACTCATCTATAAAGTAATCATATACGAAAGTTCCGTTTAAGTTTTCTATAATATTTGAATTAGATCCCCAGTCTAAACTATAACCATCCAATGCTTTAAGTTGACAGTTTTGGAAAGTAACTCTTCTTAATACAACTCCCTTTTTATCATGTTGATTTACAATAATAGTTCCTATTATATCTGATTTATAATGTAAAGCTCCGTTTTGTGAGTTAAATACTAAATCATACCAAGATTTTAATGTATTCCAAACTTCCATTGAACCAACTTGGTTGACATTTACCTGAAAAGGAATAACTATCTCACCATGTGTTTCGTTTGGTGTTGTTAAAAACTTTCTAGTAGAGTACTTAAATCTTTGTGTCGCGTCTCCTACACTAAAATCTGTCATTTTAGTTAAATCAATTTTAGTTGCGTTTTCTAATAATAACAAAGGATCTCTACCTTGAGCTTGAAGTATTGTTGGTAATACAAATGTTACCTCAAATAAATTTAAATACACTACTTCGTCTGGTAATGTACCTGGTCCACCTGGTTGTCCTACGTTACTAATTTGTGTATAATGTGGTAATGGCATAGTTGTTAAATTATTTTTTATATTTTATATATTAATCAAGAAATCTCTCTTGTTTTAATACATTATATATTAAATTAAAATAACAACATTTTTCTAATCGAATATTATAGATAAATCTAACTTAGATGATATTGTAATTGATTTACCATTATATAACATTTTGTATTTTTGTATAGGTACTATATTGCTAATAGATGATTGTAGATTTATTCTTTCTTCTTTTGTCATATCTTCACTAAATATCTGAATAAGGTTTTTCAGTTCTGGTATGTCTATAGACGTTTTATTCCCTAATACATATAAAAAATTATAATTATAATTATTGAATTTTTCCGATCCTGGTATGGATGATATTGAATTTAAAAATTGTGTCAAATCTTCTTCCGCTCCAGTAGTTGGTGATGATATCATATAACCATTTAGTTTAAAACATTTTTCCTTTGTATCATAACTATTCATGAATTTTTCGTTAGGTTGATAATAATCAAATGTTTTTTCATCTAATTTAATTTTAACTATTTTTTTTATTTCTTCATCATAGTGGTTTAGAAAAATACTTTCACCTTTTGTGTGTCTAACTATTTCTAAGAAGATAAAAAGTAAATCAACACTGATTATATTCTTGTATGAATATCCTTCACTATATGAAGTGTGGTCTATTATTAATCTAGTTATTCGTTTAAGTATTTTTGGAATATTAGTTATGTCTATGTTTTTCTTATATTGTTTAATATAATCTTTATTACATTTTGTTATATAAATTTCAAAATCATCTTTATAAAAGAATCCACGTGAAGGTAAATTCTTAATATTTATTTTTTTTGGTTTATTTCTTGTGTTTTTTATTAGATTGAATAAATTCATATTAATTATATATAAAATACTAAACAATTTGTTTAAATAATAATATATATAAAAAGTATAAAAAAATCATATTATGAAGATAATTGTAAAAAATTCAGACTTGAATAAAAATTCTATCGAATCTATTAATAATATAATAGATATGGATGTTAGTGTTCCGAGTGCTTTCAAACTAATGAAAGTTATCAAAGAATTAACTCCTTTACTTGAAACAAAAAGTGAGTTAGAGAAAAAAATAACAGAAAAACACGCACAGAAAGATGAGAATGGTCAGTATGTTTTACCACTTGATGAACAAGGTAATAAAATAGAAGGAACTATTACTATAAAAAACTTAGATATGTTCACTAAAGAAATGAAAGATTTGATGGATATTAATAACGAACTTCAAGTTGATAAAATAAATGTGGAAGATTTAGGATTAAAAACTATTAAAACAAAAGATTTAATTAATTTGGAATTTTTGTTTGAAATGTAATTATTTTTATTATGGCATCTACTTTTTAATATATAAATAAAAATATACTAAAAGTAGATGTCATTAACTTATAGCATTAACCTTAATACTATAACAGAAACCACTAGACAAGAGTCTATATATACTGTTCTTAATAATTTACCGAATAATACGGCTAAATTAATATCCCCAAGAGACGTTAGGAATGCTTTTTTAACTTCCTGGTCAAATTCTATATTTAAGATAACAACACCTGATACTTTCTCTAATTATCCTTATATTGGTATTGATACTAATAATCCAACCGATAAGGACTTTAAAAGTAAAATACTTTTGGGTAAAAGATCCTTCGGGGCATTGGATACTATGAGTCCAACTTTATTGAGTTCGGATACTGATATATTCTTTTATAATACTAAAGACGATTCATCTACTCAATCATCTACAAAATTAACTATATTAGCTGGTACTTATTCAAGTTATTATCCATCAGCTCCTTATATAGAATCTTATTACACCGGTTCTGAAATAGATTTGAATATTAATAATCCTAATGGTTCTATTAATATGAGTTCATTAACTGGTAGAATATCTGTTAATAATGTTAACTTTCCAACAATTTCTGAAAATGCTTCTGATATATCGGATGGTAAGGTTCTTAGATATGTTGGTGTTTATCCTAGTGGTAAATTTGAATGGGTTTTCCCATCAGTTACAACAACAACTATTGGATCCACCGGAAGTGTTACTAATGTATTTGGTTCTCCTGTTTTGTTAAATGGATATCCATTGGAATTTGTTGAAACAGAACTAGTACCAAAAACAATAGGTGGTGTTAATCAAGGTGATAATTTTCCATCAAATTCTTTTAATGGTCAAGATTGGCCAGTTACTGAGGTTATTAGAAAATTATTATATCCTTATGTTCCACCAGAATTAAATATATCTGTTAGTAATTTAACAGAAGGTGGTATTATTTATGCTGAGGTTGGTGTTGTGAGTAATATTGAAATATCTTATGACATAACACGATTTTCAAATGATATATCTTTATATAACGTTGATGATGTAACGACACCTATATTAATAGATTCTGGTAATTATAGTGGTCTTCCAGGAACTGGAATATCTAATTCTATATCAAATAGTACGAATTTATCAAATACAGGTGATGTTGACTTTGTGTTATCCGTATCAGATAATACATCTATGGGATTATCATACAGTGCTACTGCTTCGATAACATTCGTTGATCCAATTTATTATGGATTTACGTCATCTGATATTACTACACCAAGTGAGTTTAATACTTTTATTGATAATAATAGTAGTAAGTTACTAAAACCATATGGAACTCAATCATATTATGAGGCGGATTATGATGGATCAGGGTTTTTGTATTTTGCTTATCCTCAGAACTTTGGTCCAGGTGATAACTTAAATGAAATTAAGGATCCTAATGGATATATAATACATGATGAGAATTCAATTTCTTTATCATCATTTACACACTCTATTGTTAATAGACCAACTACTTTACCATATTCTATAAATTATAAATTATGGAGAACAAAGTTACCAACTACTTGGGATGGTCCAAGTACATTTAAATTTAAATTTTGATGAATGACATTTTCAATAAATATAGGTACTGATACACAAGCTAATTATAAAGAATTTAATGATATATTAAATGAATTATTTGATAATGATTCAAAATATATATCACCACAATTTATAAGAGATGCTGCTTTTTCTTCTTATGTAGAACCAGCATTAAAACCAACTGATGGTTATATTGGTGTTGATTCATTAAATCCTACTGATAAAGACATTAAATTAAAACAATTTTATGGTAAAAGACATTATAATAATAATGATATAATGTCTGATAGTTTATTATTATCTGATACGGATATATTTTTTTATAATACAAAAGATGATTCTGATCCAAATAATAATTCAACTAAGTTAAGTTTTTTATCTGGTACAGATTATTCACTTTTTGATAAAGCACCTTATGTAAAAGTAACTGCGCTGTCTGGAACCACATCACAAAGTTATGATTGGGTAAATCAAAATGGTGGTATAAAATTAACATCAAATACATATGATGTTAATTTGAATGGAATAACATTTTCAAATGATATTCCAAACAATAATGATTTGATTTTTTGGTCAGATTCTTATAATAAAACAGTTTTTAAACAACTTACTTTAACCGCTACTTCATCTATAGGATCTACTGGATCCTCTTTGAGTTTAATAAGCGGTGTATCTAATTTAAATGGATATTCATTAGAATTCACCGATACTAGACCACTTCCAACAACTTGGAATTCAAATTTACCTATTGGTACAACAAATGTTAATGAATCTATCAATACTATGTTGTATAAATTAATATATGAATATCTACCACCTTTGGTTGAATTGGTATTGTGTTCTCCTTATGATAGTGGATATATTGAAATTGGAATGAATATTTTGATTCCTATTAAATATACTATAACAAAAAGAACTAATAAAATAGTTAATATTAATTTAACTAATATGATTAGTAGTACACAACTTTGTCCTATAATTAATGATGGATTTTTGACACAAACTGGAAACTTAAATGGGTTACTAACTCCTGGTTCTATAACAAATGATTTTACATTAACTGTAATAGATGATTATATACCACCAGCTGTTGTTTCTGATACGATAACCTTATCGGAAGTTTATCCTTATTTTCATGGATTTGGATCAACAATTACTAGTTTGAATTTAAATACTTATACTAAAATAATTGAACCAGAACAAAATCAAAAAATAAATATATTTGGTTCAGGTGATTATTATTTTATTTATGATTCAACTTATAATGACCTTGTTGAAAT